TCGGATCCATCTGCCCGCGAGCTTGGCGAACAAGGCGGTCGCGTTGCTGACTGCCGGGGAACTGCGCCGCTGGCGCGACGGGCTGCTCGAGCGCGGGCTTGCCCCGCCAAGTGTGAAGCGGACCAGTAGGGCGCTCAAGGCCGCGTTCAATCTCGCCGCCAGCCACGATCCCCGCATTACCAATGCCACGGCATGGCGAACCGGATTGGCCTCACTGCCCGACGCTGACAGCGCGCGTAACGTCATTCTTCCTGAAAAGAATATCCGCGCCATCATCAATGCAGCCTGGGACCTCGATCCAGAGCTGGGGCTGTTGGTCGAATGCGCCGCTGTAACCGGTGCGCGGGCCAGTCAGTTGGGTCGTCTGGAAGTTGGGGACCTGCAGGATGACCGGTCCGCGCCCAGGCTGACGATGCCAACCAGCAAAAAGGGACGCGGCCAGAAACGTGTCGGGCGCTATCCTGTGCCGATTCCGGCGTCGCTCGCGGCCAAGCTCCGCAGCAACCGACCAGTCGAAGAGCCCTTGCTGCCGCGGCAAGGGGCTCGTTGGCGACCGTTTGACCACCGGCACCCATTCCGCCGTGCTGTCGAGCGGGCTGGGCTCGATCCAGATGTCGTGACGATCTACGCGCTGCGGCATTCGAGTATTGCCCGGCAATTGCTCGCCGGCGTCCCGACGCGCGTGGTCGCTGCTCACCACGACACCAGCGTCGTGATGTTGGAGCGGACCTACAGCAAGAATATTGGCGACCAAGCCGACACACTTACTCGCCGTATTCTACTCGACCCGGCCGCGCCGATCACCGGGGCGCCGGCATGATCACGCCTGCGAGCGCGGAGTGGGTTCGCCTGGCCAAGGCCTATCATCACGTACTGGCGCAAAGCCCTTCGCCGGAAGCTGCCAGGATCGATATCGCAGCAGCGCGCAAGAACGGGCAGTTGCGCATGCGAGCGACGCTGCGCGAGCATAAGGCGCAGCCTGGCTTGCGCCTTGCCCCCGGCAAAACTCCGCCGGCGGCTCCGGTGGTGACCACGCCGGATTACAGCATTCCTCTCGATACCGTATTTGCTCGGTTCGATTGGGAGCGCAGCTACGCGAACCGGCGTGACCCCGTTACGAGGTCACTATTCGAGTACGCCGACGTAGTCGTGCATCGCGATGACGTACTGGAGCTTTGGCCTATCGATTTGCCCCGATCTGAGTTGGAGGTCGTTCAGGCTAAGGTCATTGACCTGCCCTGGTCTGCCATCCCGCCGGAACCGGCGAAAACGAAGGCATTCGAACTTCCTCCAGCCATGCCGCTTCAGATCGAAGGGCGTGACGTTACGGAGCTGCAGTGGGCGGTGATGCGCGCCCTCATCGATATCAGAACTGAAGACCCTTCAAAATTCGGCGCCACACGCCAATCAGAGCGATTAAAAGCCGTCCAAGAACGGCTACGTCCCACCCCGGTAGGAAAGCGAACTCTCGAGCGCGCGCAGGCACATCTCCGGGCTTTGTGTCCCAACTGGAAGCCCAGGGCGACTAACAGACGCTAATAGGCGCGCAGGCAGCTCACAGACGTAACTAGGCGGCTCACCGACGCTTCTGGGCGGCGCCGCCCTTACAAACCCGGCGTAGACTTTCCTCCGCACCAGCACCCGACTACCAGCAAGACGATCTCGCGCGTGAGGTTGCCGCGCTCCGGCGTACCGTCGGGAAATTGCTCAAACGACTCGAGCAGCCCCTCGGCGAACAGGATTTCACCATCGCGGAGTGGTGCGCCAAGCGCCGCATTTCGAAGGCTGAGTTCTACAGGATGAAGAAGGAGGGTCGGGGGCCGCGCGTCACCGAGAATGGCGCGCTCCGTCGAATATCACCCGAATCCGATCGTGCCTGGGAAGCGCGTTGGGGGACGTCCGGCTAGCGGTTCTGCCTCGGTGCGCCGCTGCCGGCGCCGGGGTGGCGGACTGCACAGTGCAGCAAACAGAGCGCCTGGTGCCTGATCACCTCGGAGGTGGCGGCATCGGGATCGCTCAAAGCCAATCGAAATGTGTTTCCCGTGAATATCAACGAAACGCCCGCGCTTCAAATCACACGCTATCGTTGCCGGCCTGGAATGCACTGCGTGGTCGCGGCCGATGCTTGGTCAGGGTGGTCAGGGTCTGAACATCGGAATTTTTGCCGCAGGTGACGTGATGTCCAAGCTTCTCCCATTCAAGCCGCCCCCAGATGCCGAAGAGCACGCTCGCGCCGAGACGGAGCGTAAACAGCGGCTGTTCGCCTGGGCTGATCGCCTGCTGCAGCAGCTGGGCCTAGCCGAAAGGGTGTCGCAGGCGAACAGCTTCGAGGAATTACGTAAGATCGCCTTCGACGCAGACGCTGTCGAGGTGGGGCTGGCCATCCGCGATGTGCTGCATCCTATAAGCGGACCGAAAGCCGATTGCTTTGTCGGCATCCGAGAGGGTGGCCTCAAGAAGATTCTCAAGAACCGCTTCGACGAGCTGAAGCGGTACCGCGAGATGGGGCTGCGCAATCACAGTGCCGCCGGAGGGCGATCTGCCTATGACTGGACGGACGATCTCAAGTTGGACGACAAGGGCGGGGTCCGCCCTCTACTGACGAATCTGATCTTGTTCCTGCGTGAGCACCCGAAGTTTAAAGGCGTGCTCGCCCACGATGAATTCAATGCTCGGGTCGTTATCCGAAAGCGCCCGCCGTGGGGAGAGGAAGCACCCGACACACCCTGGACTGATCATCATGAGTCTTTGGTCCGGGTCTGGTTTCAGGGTGAGGACATTTACGCCAATCAAGGCGATGCCGCGCGGGCAGTACAGGCGGCGGCCAGAGGCAATCCCTTTCATCCCGTACGTGACTATTTCGATGCGCTGGTTTGGGACGGAACGCCTCGGCTTGATACATGGCTGTCGACCTATTTGCATGCCGAGGATACCGACTATACGCGGGCGATCGGCCCCCGGTTTATGATTTCAGCGTGCGCGCGCATCTATGAGCCGGGATGCAAAGTGGATCACATGATTGTTCTGGAAGGTCCGCAGGGAAGGCAGAAGTCCGAGGCACTACGAACGCTCGCCGGGGAGCAATGGTTCACCGATCGCCTCAGCCACGTTGCCAGCAAGGATGCGGCTTTGGAGACAGCGGGCGTATTGCTGGTCGAGATTGCCGAGATGGATGCGCTCACCAAGGCCAGCAATTCCGCCATCAAGGCATTCCTCACTCGACGCTTTGACCGATTTCGGCCGCCCGGGGGCAAGCATCCAGTCCGGCTGCCGAGACAGTGTGTATTCGCCGGTACAATCAATCCCGTTGTCGGCGGCTACCTGACAGACCCGACCGGGGCGCGGCGAATTTGGCCGGTCGCGTGCCACGGTATGATCGATCGCGAGGGCATCGAACGCGATCGCGATCAAATTTGGGCCGAGGCCATTGCGCGGTTCAAGGCGGGCGCCGTGTGGTGGCTCGAAACGCCGGAACTGGAGGCGCTCGCCACTTCCGAGCAGGCCGCGCGATTCAAAGCCGATGTATGGAAAGAGCCGATTGAAGAATGGCTCCACAACCGGCGGGACGCGAGCATCTCCGAAGTGCTTGAACAGGTGCTGGGGTTTGCACCGCGGGAGCAGACGCATTCGGCAGAGATCAGGGTCGCCAACATCCTCACACTCCTGGATTTCACCAGGTATCGAGCCCGTAGGGACGGCGCCAGGCAGAACCGATATTGGCGGCCAACAACTGAACCAAACCCTGACCGCTCTGACCGGAGCAAGAAACCCCATGAATGACCAGCCCCTGACCCACATGCGTTATCAGAGCCCTATGCTCCTGCGCGGCCGGCTGATGTTCGCCCTGGACGCCACGGGGAGCCGGGCACCGACGTGGGCCATTGCTCGTGATCTTCAGGCCAAGATGTTCCGGGAGGCGGCACCGATCGGGCATCTCGACGTGCAGCTCGTGTTTTACGGGGCTCACGAGTGCCGAGCATCGAAGTGGGTTTCGAGCGGGGAACAACTGGCGCAGCTGATGATCTGGATCGATTGTCAGGCCGGTATGACGCAGATCGGCCGGGTCTTAAATCACGCACTGCGCGAAACCGAGCGAGCTCCGATGCAGGCATTAGTGTTTATTGGTGATGCGATGGAGGAAGATCTCAACGAGCTAGCGGCGCTAGCGAGCAAGCTCGGAACGCAAGGTGTTCCGCTCTATCTATTTCAGGAAGGTCGCGACCCGGTCGTTCGGAGTGCATTCCGTCTGCTAGCGCTGAAATCGGGCGGAGCATATTTCGAGTTCAATCCAGATAAGCCACTAGCGGTCGTGCAACTCTCGGAACAGCTGAATGCCGTGGCGCGCCTCGCCGTAGGCGATGCCGAGGCCCTGGAAAGAATTGGCGGGACCGCCGCCCTGACGGACCAACGAGGCTGGTCTTGAACCCTGAAACCCAGGGCCTCGGTCGCAGGAGCGCCAGGACACTGCTGAGCCGCGCCGACGTTGCCGAGCGCTCTCTCGGGCATGCGATCGGCGGCACTTATGACCGATACGAATTTCAGGTCGAGAAGGCCCGCGCCTTCGAGCTCCTGGCCGCACAGATCGAGGGAATCCTGAATCCCGAGAATGAGGTCGTCGGATCGCGGGGGCGGCGGCGATGACCGGCATCGTGGCGGATGCAAACAAGGTCTCGCTTGCCGAGGCCTTCTACATGCTTTTGCGCGTGCGCGACCGGTCGGAGGGACTAGTACGCGCCGATCTCATTAGCGCAATTCGTGACGGCCGCCTCTGGCACAGTGCAGGAACCATCCACGTACACAAGCCGCACCCGGACGAAGTGACATACGTGCGGAATCAGGACGAGCCCGTGCGATCGCTTCCTCCGTGGCCATCTTCGCCGTCACTGATTATGCGTGACCAACCAATTCCTTCTCACGCCCTCCGCCCTTACAGGGTTGATCGCCCAAGCACTAAAGTCGAGGTAGAGAGTGCCAGTGCCCACTGGCGTGAGTGGATCGAAGATCAGAAAAGGGACGACCCGCAAACCGGGATCCTCCTGGTATACAAGGACATCGTCGTTTCTTGGGACGGCCTCGTTAAGCAATGGCCGGAAATTTTAGCCGCGGCCGGCCAACCAGAGGCCGTTGAGCAAGGGCGGAAGCGGGGGCGGAAGGTAGAAATCGACTGGAAGTTCTACGAGATTCAGTTCTTTTTGCGCCTCTATGATGAGGATGTGCCGGCAGGCAAAGACATCAGCGTCAATCACTACGCCGAAGAATTGATGACCTTGGGCACCCATCTCAGCATTCTCACACCAGGGCCAACAGCAATGCGCGCGGAAGTGACAAAGTGGGCGCCAAAGTGGCGAGAAGTCAGGACCGCCGCCGACGCTCTGCGTGAACTAGCCCGGAGCTGTAAATAGCTAAATTGAATTAGCGGCAATTGGTGACAATTAGCGGCAGACATCCCTTCTCCAGATCAGGCAGCTTTCGTCGACCGTGATTGACGTCGACAGAAGCCGTCATGTTGGATCAAGCACAATTCCAGGAGCTCGTTCGGCGCGTGGCGGCGCTTGAGGCCCGCGTACCGACCGCCGCCGATGTCCCAACTGCGGCGAACGACCGGCGATTCTCCAAGCGTGCGCTGGCTAATCGATGGAATGTCTCACCGCGCACCGTCGATCGCATCCGCGAAGATCCTGCTTTTCCCGAACCCGACATCGTGAACTCGCGCCCGTACTGGTGGGCATCACAGATCATTCAGTACGAGCGCAGCCGCGCGACCAAAACGAAGGTCTCCCCACCTAGGGAATTCGCGCATCCGCGCGAAGGACCGCTGCGAAATATCGGCCGGCCGCAGCGGAAACGACGAAGCCGGCGAGTCTGAATCGCCGGCCCGTCTGAAGAGGTCGAAAAGGAGCTTTAGAATGTTAATGAAATATACGGTTCCGCCTGCGGGCACAATCCCCACGACCGTCAAGGTTGAGCCCCGCGTCATGAAGGGTTCGTCCTTGGCTTGGGCCAAGCGTGGTGCGGCCCTGCGTGCCCTTGATGCGGCGGACCTTTATCTCGGCCGCGCAAGGTTGGGTGGGTTGACCAAGCGCCAAGCCGCGACCTTAGCGCGTGTATCGGTGACCTACCTCGAATATGCCCTCGCCGTCGCCAAGAAAAAGGTGCTGCGGAATGATGTCAAGGACGGCTATCTACCCCTGGCTGATGCCGCCACCAAGGCACGTCCGCTCACCCTTCCGAAATCGACCAACCTGATCAAAGCCTACGCCAAGGCCACTGCCGAGGAACGGCTCGAGCTGGGCCGCGTCGTCGGTGTCGATCGGGTCTTCGACGAAACAATCGCACCAACCCTCGTCTAACCGGGGTTTGCGGCGTCGCGCGAATGCGACGCCGTTTTACTCGATTAAAGGACATTCGAAGTTGCGTATCACCTCAACTCAAACAACGGTCTGCCCCGCCTGCCAGCGGCCATTCCGTGGCGCGCTTCGTTATCAAAATTGGCGCGCACTCGGCTTCTGGATGCGCGCCAACAAAGGCGCAGACCGAACTTACCGAATTTTGAGCACGGAGGATATGCCATGACCGAGCGCCGTGATCCTCCTCCTTGCTTTCTCGATATTGAGACCCGCTCAGGGCGCAAACTGCCCACGACCAGCTTGCGTGCGTACGCCGACGACCCGAGTGCGAAGGTTTTGTGCGTCGGCTACGCGCTCGGTGACCAGCCGGGGAAGATCTGGATTCCGGACAAGGATCCGGCACCGGGCGGTCTCACCGCGGCCTGGCATGATCCCGCCTGTCGCGTGGTCGGCCACAACATAACATTCGACGTGACCGTCATCGAGCGCGCGCTTGGTTTCCCTCCTATCCCGCTTGAGCGCCTCGTCGACACTATGGCACGGGCGCGTGCGCGTTCCCTACCCGCAGGGTTGGACTTATTGACGCGCGCGTTGGGCCTTGAGCATCAGAAAGATATGGCCGGCAAGCGCACAATGCTCGCGTTGGCAAAACCGCGTAAAGCACGCAAGGGTGAAGATCCAACGAAGATCTATTTCGATGAAGACCCCGCCAAGTTCAACCTGCTCTGTCGATACTGCTTGGCCGACGTTGACGCCACGCGCGAGGTTTTTCGATTGCTGCCTCCGCTGAGTGACCGTGAACTGCGCAACTGGCAGCTCAATGCACGCATAAACGCACTCGGCCTCCCTTTTGATCGTCCGCTTGTGATGGCAGCTCAGCAGATCGCCGTGGTAGCGCGCCCTGCAATCAATGCGGAGCTCAAGGAATTGACCGGAGGTCGCGTGACCTCCGTCAACCAAATCGCGCGCTTGCAATCTTGGCTGACGGAGCACGGTCTATGAGGAGCCTCGCGAAGAAATCGGTTGCTGCCGCCCTTGCGGGAGAACTCTCGGGCTTACTCCGTCGGGTACTTGAATTACGCGCTGACGGCGGCCCGGCGGCATTCACCAAGCTTAACACGCTCTTGGCCGGGCTTGATTCCGATGATCGCTACCGAGATTGGGCTACGTATTACGGCGCCGCGACTGGTCGAGTTTCAGGCCACGGTTTCCAACCGCAAAACCTACCTCGCGGCGGAGCTATCGAAGATATGGACGCAGCAATTCGCGACGTGATGGCCGGCAATTATAAGCATGTACAGGCGAAATATGGGCAGCCGCTCGCACTTATCGGTGCCTTGCTGCGTCCAATGATCTGCGCGCCAGCCGGCAAAAAGCTGCTTGGCGCCGATTTCACCGCTATCGAGCCGCGGATATTGAGCCTGCTAGCCGATGATCAGCAAAAGCTCGATGAGTTTCGAGCCCTCGATGCCGGCCGCGAGTGGGACATCTACGTCTTGACCTACGCGCGCGTGTTCGGTGTGAAGCCAAAAACCGTGGACGCGCTACAGCGTCAGATCGCCAAAATCATGGTGCTCGCGCTGGGATATGGCGGCTCCCTTAAAGCCGTCAGAAATGTCGCTCCACCGGACGTTCAACTTACTGATAGTGAAATCTTAAACATTGTGGCTCGATGGCGCTTCGCCCATCCCAAGATCACGCGGTTTTGGCGTGAGCTCGATCGTGCAGCGTGGCGCGCAGTGCGCACGCCCAGAGAAGTCTTTCCGGTCGGGGGTCATCTCGCGTTCGAGTGCGACGGTAACCGCTACCTGAGTCTAAAACTGCCATCTGGACGCTCAATTATCTATCCCGACGCGCGCCTTGGCGTAGACGATCACGGTCGCGGGCACGTCGTTTTCAAGGATAACGCACGCGGCCAGTGGTTAGACGTTCGTGGCTATCCTGGAATCTGGGCTGAAAACGCAACGTCAGGCCTGGCTCGCGATGTCTTGACCGACGCTATGTTGCGGCTCGACGACGCCGGGTTCGAGATCGTGTTGACAGTGCACGACGAGATCGTCGTCGAAGTTCCTGAGAACTCTGCACGCATCGACGAATTCACCAAGCTCATGACGACGGTTCCATCATGGGCATCAGAATTGCCAGTAGCGGCGAAGATCTGGACTGACCGGCGTTACATCAAATAGTCACGGGGGAAGTTATGGGCATAGACCTGCGCAGCATTCGCATCGCGACCGCGACTCTGCCGCCGCGGATTCTGATTCACGGCCAGGAGGGCGTCGGCAAGACCACGATCGCGGCGAAGTTTCCCGTGCCGATTTTCCTGCAGACGGAGGACGGCTGTCCAGCCGGATTGAGCATCAGCACGTTCGGTTTGATCGCGAACTTCCAGGACCTGCGCGCAGCAATCGCCGCCCTCGCTTCAGAGCCACATGAGTACCGCACCGTCGTCCTCGATAGCATCGATGCGACCGAGCCGATGATCTGGAAGGATGTCTGCGCAACACAAAGCTGGGCATCGATCGAGGCCCCGGGCTACGGCAAGGGCTACGTCGTCGTCGACTCGTGGTGGTTAGACCTTCTGAAGGGCCTCGAGTACCTGCGCCAGCACGGTATGACCACCGTGCTCCTCGCTCACAGCGCCATCGAGACCATCAACGACCCGCGTGTGGCAAGTTACACATCCTACCAATTGCGGTTGCACAAGCGCGCCCGAGGTTTAGTGCAAGATTGGGCTGACGCGATCGGCTTCCTGGCGCCGGATCTACATATCCAATCCGAAGACGCCGGCTTTGGCCGCAGGCGCAATCGTGCCGACGGCGGCTCGAGTCGTTGGTTGCACTTCGAGGCACGCCCGAGCTTCGTAGCGAAGAACCGCTACGGCCTGCCGGCCAAGATGCCGGCGCGTCAGGATTTCAGTTACGAGGCGATCGCCTCGCATTTCCCGCAGCCGTCGGCGGACGTTGCGACGGCAAATCCCGCACCCTCAACTGTAAAAGAGTAAATCATCATGAATACGGTCCTCCCCGAAGCCTTCGACCCAACCGCTCAAATTGGCAACGTTTACGACCTGATCCCACCCGGTGACTACACCGCGCAGATTATCGACGCCAACGTCGCTCCGCCCAAGACCGGCGACGGCTACATGTTGACCCTTGTGTGGAAGATCACCGAAGGCGAGCACGAAAATCGCCAGGTTTGGCAATACGTCGTCTTCCTACATTCGAAAGAGCAAACGGTGACAATCGGTCGCCGCACACTGACGGATTTATGCAACGCAGTCGACATTCACACGTCGATCAGCGACGCGGCCGAGTTCCTGTTCAAGCTGGCGCGCATTCGGGTCGCCATCAAGAAAGACCCCAATGGGCACTACGGCGACGCCAACAGGGTCACTCGGATTATGCCGCTGGCGAGGACCGGCCCGGCACCTTCGCCAACGCCTGCGGCTACACCAAAACCGGCCGCGTCGGCACCGACCAGCAGTGCGGCAGCGCGCCCGGGCCCGGTTGGCACGGCGCCCTGGCATGACAACCGTTGATATGGTCGAGCTCCGACCATATCAGCACGAGGCGCTTAACGCGCTCGAAGAGTACTGGCGCGCGGGCGGCGGCAATCCATTGCTGTCGCTCGGCACTGCCACTGGCAAAAGCTTGCTTATTGCTTGGCTGATCCGCGACCTTTTAGCCCGTTACCCCAACTTACAAATCCTGAGCCTGGTGCACGTCCAGGAGCTGATCGAGCGGAACGTCAAGCATCTGCTCGCGCTCTGGCCAGACGTGCCGCTCGGCATTAATTGTGCGGCATTTAACCGCCGCGATTGCGCGCAGCAGGTTGTACTTGCATCGATCCAATCCGTGTTTCGGTCGCCCGAGCGACTTGGGCGCCGCGATCTTGTCCTGGTCGACGAGTGCCATCTCGTGCCGCATGCCGGCGACGGCATGTACCGCTCGCTGCTTGAGACCTTGCGCGAGACCGTCCCCGATCTGCGCGTTTGTGGGCTGACGGCCACACCCTTCCGGCTCGACAGCGGCCGGCTGGACGAGGGCGAAGGCAAGGTCTTTGACAAGGTCGTCTACGATTACGGCATTGCCGAAGGAATCCGCGACGGCTGGCTGTCGCCGCTGTCATCCAAGGCAACGCAGACCATCATTGACGTGCGCGGGGTTGGGCGCCGCGGCGGTGAATTCATTCCAGGCGAGCTAGAGGCAGCTGCCGACAACGAGGCAATCATCGAGGCGGCCTGCGACGAAATTGTCGCACTCGGGGCCGATCGACGCGCCTGGCTGGTCTTTTGCTGCGGCATTAGCCACGCGACACACGTGCGCGATGCACTGCGAGCACGAGGCGTCAATTGTGAGACCGTCTTCGGCGAAACGCCGCAGAACGAGCGGGAGCACACTATTGCGGCATTTCGCGATGGCGCAATTCGGTGCCTCGTCAACGTCATGGTGCTGACGACCGGCTTCGACGTTCCACACATTGATCTGCTGGTCATGCTACGGCCAACGCTCTCGACCGGGCTCTACGTACAGATGGTCGGCCGCGGCACGCGCAAGGCTGAAGGTAAGCGGGATTGCCTGACTCTGGATTTTGCTCAGAACGTTTATCGACATGGGCCGGTCGATCGCGTCTTAGTCAAGACTAAAAGTCGGTCCGATGCGGCGGTCAAGCCCGAGATCGTACGCGCCAAGGTTTGCCCGGACTGCGACGAGCTCGTCGCGCTGACGGTCTACGAGTGCCCCATCTGTGGCTACGAGTGGGAGAAGCCGCGGCCGGTCGCAAAGCACGCTACGTCGGCCGACGCTGTTCCAATCCTGTCCGGTGCGCTGACCTGGCTGCCAGTGCACGATGTGCGTTTTTACAAACACCACAAGTCTGGTGATCGAGGAGCAACACCAACCCTGCGCATCGAGTACCTGTGTGGCTTGAATGCTTATCGCGAATACCTAGCGCTTGAGCATCGTGGGCCGGCGCGCCGGTTTGCTGAACGGTTGTGGTTCGTCCTGGGGGGCACTGAGCCGGCGCCGGTGACGATCGACGAATCGCTCGAGCGCGTATCCGAGCTGCATCCGGTGACGGCGCTCACTGTAATCCGTAATGGCCAGTACTGGAACATTGTTGAGCACCGGGTCCGGCGGCCGAACGGAACCATTATCGAGATCGATCGCAATTACCGCTGTTGGACCGAGAATTCGCGGGCCGCCGCCTTTGCCGATCTCAAGCGGCAACCGATCGACGACGCGGTCCCGTATTAGTTCGCATCGCGGGAGATGCGGTATGGGCGCTTACCAGCAAGTCAGCGAGCTCCTGATCGAACGCGGCTACGGCGCGGTACCGATCATGCCGGGCACTAAAGCGCCAGGCTTCTTCTTTGCCGGGATGTGGATCGGGCTCGCCAACTGGCAGAAACGTTTCAACAATGACGAGCGGGCGCGGTGGGCGGCCGAGGATTCCGGCGTTGGGGTTCTTGGTGGCAAAGGCAGTCACGGCCTGGTCGGGGTCGACATCGATACGGACG